CGTTTAATCGAAATGTTTGTATTTGTCCGGTATTCGAATTTATATTCATTACCTCGTTTATATTTTTAGTGACCCACACATTTCCTAATACGTCTATAGTTAGATTCCATAAACTCCCTGCACCAGCATAATATATCAACGAAGTTCCATCTTTATCTATTTTATAAATTCTATCATTATATGATGATAACTTTTTAGTATTTGTAGTTGTATCTTTACCAATACCCCACGCATTTCCTTTCAGATCTGTTACAATTTCCGTAGATTCTAATTTAGGAGATAATATATTCTTAAATAAGAATGTCCCGTCATATTTATATTTTTCAATAAATGATAATGTTGGATTAGAATATGATATCCATATATTATTTTCTGTATCTGTATCTATAGATGCTGGAGTTACCGTATTTCCATGATCTATGGTTACGGTATTATCAATTGAAGGTTTTATGATATAATCAATTTGATTAGATAGATTATTAATTCTAATTGTACTAACTGAATCGTATAATGTTACCCACACGTTTCCATCTCTATCACTGCAAATATCAGATGGAGATGAATTTTCTGGTAAAACATATTGGTCATACAATACCGTATTATTAAGAATATCATATTTTAATATCTTATCCGAATCCGAATCCACCATCCATGCATAATATATACTACTTCCATCATTTAATCTTTTAGATACTACACAAGATGAATATATCCCAGATAATACATTGGAACTAAATGTAGTTTGTTCTATAATTTTTCTTTGTTTATTTTTAACATCGTTTCGTATTGATAAATTATATATGTTATATGTTTGTGGACTATTTATTAGACTATATGTAGTATCCACACTATATCCTTTATTAGTGCTATTAGATACTGATGGAACTGCTTTAGCATATATATGTACATCTGATATAGGTTTGTCTACAATTAGATAACCTTTGAAATACCCTCCGTATTTTTCAGTAGATAATACACCATAATTTGAATAAAATTTGACATTCGGTACAGATTTATTTTTTTTATCTCTTAGTTCTAAATATATTTGCGCTGAAATTAAATTAGAATTTGTATTATACTGTAATATGTTATTATATTTTGAAGGTTTTTCGAATGCATCTTTAATTTTAACTACAAATGGTATTTTTTGTCCTATAAATTTCTGTGGGTATATATTAAAACTATCTATTAAATTACCATTATTATCATCATCTATACCATTAGAAGTTATGGTTAAATGATCGGAATTTATCTTTTGTATTATAATATAATGACCGTTGGAATTATATATATTATTCAATATAGAATATCTATTATCGGGATAATTCTTACCATTAGAATCTAAATCCTTAAATTTTTTAGTATCAAATGATGCATATATATTAATAGGTTGTTCTCCTTCTATTATATTAATATCTTTCGGTATATCATCTATATAATAAACTACTTTACTTCCAGAGGTTCCTACTAAACATGCTCCGTCATAGAATGCAGGACACAATTCCAATTTATTATTAAATACTCTAGCATAGATATCTGTATTATTATCTGTTTGTATTTTACTTACTGGAATTCTCTCGTAAGTTCCCATTGTTTGGTTTATTTCGTATGATTCAAATCTACAGGATGGCTTGAGATGTGCCCATACATCTTTATTATACTTTTCCATATCTAATATGGGAGCTACATTGCCGTCAGAATGTAGATTTATGGTATATCCTACCGATGATAATATTTTATGCGTATGTAAACTATTAAAACGGTATACTTTAAATGGATTTTGGTCAGATCCAGAGTCTGTTTTACTGTTAACTCCTTGTATTGCTAATGAATCTGAAATATAATCATGTATTAATATATTTTGAGAAAATGCATCTACATATCCAGCTCCTTCTTTTCCTAATATATAACATTTTACTGTATACCAACCGGGCAATTCGTAATAATGTGATGCAGTAATTGTCTTCGATGTAGTTCCGTCTCCAAAATCCCACAATATATTTTGTTTAGAATAATCTACACTATCCCCGTCATCAAATATTGGTATAAAAGTAAATGGAGTAATCGGTAGTGCATATCCAGTAGTTGTAGGCGTCCCTGCATAATCTAATGTAGCAAAATATATATATCTATGATAATTTTCCATTTTATATAATTTCTATTTTATTAATTAAATTTGTTATTTCATAAAAAAATGGAAACTGATAAAAATTCAAATTCATATTTTGAGCTGTAGTATTAATATTTGCACTAGAGTATAGAGGATTCCAATATATAAAACTTATATTAGGAGTCTTATATTCTACATTTCCCACCATTCGAACGGTTTCTAGTGATTTTATACCTTCGATGTTTAATATATTAAAACTCAAATTTGTCAAATTTAATAATTGGCCCAATTCATTGTTTTCCTGTGCAAAAAATTGTTTTATCAAATTAAAAATTGTATTTTTGACTTGATCTTTTGATATCACCTGATTAGGAGATCGTGTGATTCTGATTATAGATTCATTTCTGATATTTGATGTAATAATTTCGTTTAAAGTCGGTAATCCTATATCAAATGCAACATAGACTGGATCACTTACCACAATATTATGATTTATCATCTTGACTGTGTTCAGTTTATCTACTAATATCTGCTTTTGCGCAAAAAATAAATCAATTGGGGTTGTTTCATTTTGTATCGCTCCATATTTTGGAACACAAAATAGATATACATTATTAAAATCACACGCATCATTGAATGATACTTGGTTGAAAAGCATTTTGTCGTCTAAATTAGGTCTTTCCAAACCCAATTCATAAAAATATGACAAATATTCGGAAGTATATTGTTTATTTGATACAGTTTTTACACTTTGTATGATATTTGCGAAATTTTTTACTACATAAGATTCATAATCATACGTAGTAACGGCTCTATTTTGTGATGAGAATAATAATGGGGCATTTTTTCTTATTTCTCCTACCGTTTCCATCGTAGTAGGAGGAATTGAGGCATATTCATTGTCAAATTTCAAAGTCAACGAATCGTCTCTGGTCAAATAATTCGAATTTTCGTCTTTTATATCTTTAAATATTTGATCAAATAGACTAGATTTATATATTTGTATTTTTCCTTCTTTACTAGAGTTTACACCTACCATTCCATTCGCAGAATCACTTTCTAAATAGAATATAGCAATTTTATCTCTTGGATTTAAACGTCTACCATTGATATTATCTCCAAATTTAATTTCATAATGACCATATTCATTCAATTTCTTTTCAAATACTTTGGATACATTATCAGATAAGTATAAACTATTTATTTCTTTCCATTCTGTCCACTTTTCAGTTTCTATATCTTGTACATATATAAATATGTTATCATGATCTATCATCTTATTAGACGATGAGTCTAATGGATAGTTTATATTCAATGTAAATACTTCAAAATTTTCTCCAATCGCTGAATATAACGGATATTCTTTGAATGTTCCCTGATATAATAGATTATTCATCCCCACCGATTCTATATATTCATCTGCTATGGAATATGTGGTTTTTTGAAAAGATATATCTTTATTAAATGAATAATATATATTATTGATAATAATATATGAAAATCTTTGTATGGAGTATGATCCTACTGCCAATCCAACAGTTCCGTACATATTTATTTTCAATGCTGATGTATGATTCCCTGTAGGCTTATACCCGATCAAAGATACTATCTTATTCATGTTTTCGAACAATTCTGCCTGCGAAAATGTAGCATCTGCTGCCGTTTGGTTAAGATAAAACAATAATACATGGTATGTATATGCTACTACATCCACTAATCCATTAATATTACTTCCTTCATAGTCTATATCTGGAAATACATTCATCGTTTTTAAACGATTCGTAATTAATTGTTTAATACTTAGTGCATCAAATGCTGCATATGCATTTCTTGGTAGTTTAAATTCAGTAAAGGATGAAGTGCTCATTGTTATGATTTGTAATTATACCCATTATTATTTACTGTTCCCAGAAATGATATGTTATGTATATTTATAGAAGGAATACTAAAGTATATTACTATATCAAATTCGTTTGCATCTTCATATACGGTAATCCTGACATCTGTAAGCTTTACTCTAGGTTCGAAGGTTCCGACTTGCATATATATATCCGATCTCATCCTCTCGGCTACCTCTATAGTAGCTGGTTCGAAAATATATTTTCGAAGATCTAATCCAAATAGTGGATTTAGTATCTTTTCTCCCGGTGTAGTTGTAAACAGATTTCTTAACGAATTTATGATTGCATTTACATCAAAATCTACTTCCAAATCTTTTACTTCATTATTTTGATATAAAAGATTATTTATGCTATAACTGTCTTTTAAATCTAGATGTAAATCCGCATATAAGTAATTCTGCGCAGCCATCAGTGATGATGGTAGATTATCTAAAGAGATTTTTCCCATAAAAATATTTAATAGTCACACTAAATAATCTTATGGAAAAGAAGTTTATCAAATTAATCGAATCTAATATTACCAGAGCAACCAGAGGAGGTTTTCTAGTAGGAGATTATATTGAAATTATTAAAAATTACCAATCCGATCCAGAATATAAGAGATTACATGACAATGTAAAAAAAGATCTAGACGAATTAGTAAATAGTAAATTACACCTTCGTGTTATTGGTGTTAATGACACCCAACCGCTACGTTATCCCGGAAATCCGGAATCCATGACGGGAAATGTCATTCTATCTGTCGCTATTGATCAAGGTGGCGGCAGAAGGTATTATAATGTATTAGTTCCTTCGTGCTTGTGCGTAACTAAAGATTTTTATCCTAATTATGCTCCATTTCCAGCAGAATTTTCTTATGATAACAAAGAAATTCTTCAGCCTAAAGAGTTTGGAGAAGTAGAAAGTGGACAAAAGGGTCTTACTTATTCACTTCCCACTGGAAATACGAAAATTCCAGTTTCTAAACCCAAATCCAAAAAGAAAAGTAAGAAGGTTCGTAAAGAATCCTACACTTCTGGGTATTTAAGTGGTATGGAATATCTTAGATAAGCTTATCATACAAGCAAATGTATTAATTTCTATATCTATTACCTGAGAATGTCTATCCATATGATGAGCAATCGTCAATATCGACTCCTTCTTTCTCATAGATTCTATATTTTTAGTGTATAAAATGTTCAGTAACGATTTCATCAATGCATGAAAATCAGATTGGAATACCATTTCGTTCTTGATGATATGTTCTCGAATGGAAATTACATCATCTTCTTGTAATAATTTATATAATTCCTCAATAAATTCGTCGGAAATTACAGTAGACCGTATATTCAAGACCCCCGATGTAGAATATTTCTGCAAATCGTTCAATATTCTTCTAAAATCTGGAAAACTAGTCTTAATCAGGGTTTTAAATGAACTAATTTGATCTGGTGGGATCGATACTCCTTCTTTTGCTAGGATTTTAGCGCAATGTTTAGCTACTTCTGATATATTATGATCAAAATCCAATATAATACATCTACTTCTAATTGCATCTAGTATTCTATGCTTATAATTAGCAGTTAATATGAATCTAGTAGTACTAGAATAGTCTTCCATCACATTCCTGAGTGCTCTGGCACCATCTCCACTCAAAGAGTCTGCCTCATCCAGAATTACAACCTTTAAACCACCATCAAAGGATTTAGTTTGAGCAAATCCGATAATTTTATGTCGGATTGTATCGATCCCATTTTCATCCGAAGCATTTATATATAAATAATCACATTTTAATATATCATTTACTATAATTTTCGCGGTAGAAGTTTTTCCCGTTCCCGGAGTCGATACAAACAATAAATGTGGAATATCTAGATTCTTTTTGTATGATTCGAGTAATCTTCGTGTTTCATCAGAAACACACA